AAAGAACCAAATGTTGCACAAGATTGCTCCCTCCACGACCAGATCTCCATCGTATCCTTCCAACTCGCGATATTCAGTCTTCAAACCCGTTCGCACGCACCGCTCTCGAATGTCTGGCACAGCGGTTCGCCAGAGGTCCCAATTCGTAAGGTCCTTACCAGTTGATCCCGGGATCTCTTTCCCACCGGCGAGGAGAACCCGATCCACATCGATATGTCTGGCTCCGTCAGATGATGCCCATTCCTTTGCAACCCAAGATTTGCCGGAGCCCTGTTTTCCCGTGATCAAAACCAACAAAGCCATGACTAGGTCTCCTGGAACTGACGTCTTTGATTGCAGATTGGCGCAGAACGCTGAAGCAATGTCTACCCGTGTAACTATTTTCCCGCCGACGATGAAACGGGCATCGAATTCGGCGATGAAGTCGGTATAAATAGCAGTAGACAACCAGAACGTGGGCGACATCGGCGGCTGATCCCCGTCGGTGAACCCAGCCAGCAAGCAAGGCCATGCGGGGCCGCATCCCCGTGTGGCCTTTTTTCGTTGGCTCGCCCTTCTGGTTGATCTTTTGAGGACCCCGCGATGGCGTGCAACCCTGAAGCAAATCTCGAAGACACGATCCGCGTGAATGCCCAGGGGCCGGCGAAGGTGTCTGGCGACGCGGGCAGCGTCGAGCAGCAGAAGCTGACCGATCTGATCGCGGCCGACAAGTACCTGTCTGAGAAGTGTGCGGTCGAGCAACCCCGTCGCGGGCTGCGCTTCAACAAGTTCGTCCCTCCGGGAGCGGCGTAGTGTTCGGTTGGCTCACGAACATCCTGAAGGCGAAGCAGGCCCCCACCGGGCGCGGAATGCGTCTCGTGCGCGCTCGGTACGACGCCGCCGTGACGAACGACGACAACCGCCGTCATTGGGCCAACGCAGACGGACTCTCGGCGAACGCGGCGAACAGCCCTGAGGTTCGTCGTCTGCTTCGGAACCGCGCTCGTTATGAAGTCGCCAACAACAGCTACGCGCGCGGGATCGTGCTCACGCTCGCCAACGACGTGATCGGCACAGGGCCGCGCTTGCAACTCTTGACCGACGACGCCGAGGCGAACCGTCGCATCGAACAGGCGTTTATGCTGTGGTCCAAGGCAGTGGGTCTGCCTGAAAAGCTGCGCACGATGCGCATGGCGCGCGCGGCTGACGGCGAAGCGTTCGCGATCCTCACGAGCAACCCGACGCTCGCGGCCGACGTTCAACTCGACCTGCGGCTTGTCGAAGCTGAGCAGGTCTGTACGCCCGACCTGATTGCGCTGAAGTCGAACGCCGTGGATGGCCTTGTATTCGACGCTTTCGGCAACCCCCTTGAATACCACGTCTTGAAGCAGCATCCCGGCGATGCCAACGCGTTACTCGCGCGCGACTACGACCGCGTGCCCGCCAGTTCGGTTGTTCATTGGTTCCGCGCTGACCGCGCGGGCCAGGCGCGCGGCATCCCCGACATCATGCCGGCGCTGCCGCTGTTCGCGCAGTTGCGCCGCTTCACACTCGCGGTCCTCGCCGCAGCCGAAACAGCCGCCGACTTCGCCGGCATTCTCTACACCGACGCGCCAGCGAATGGCGAAGCCGACTCGGCGGAACCCTTCGAGCCAATCGAATTGGAGAAGCGCGCGCTGCTCACGATGCCCGGCGGCTGGAAGATGAGCCAACTCGAGGCCGAGCAGCCATCGACGACATATGCCGAGTTCAAGCGCGAAATCCTGAATGAAATTGCCCGCTGTCTCAACATGCCATTCAACGTCGCGGCGGGAAACAGTTCCGGATATAATTATGCGTCTGGTCGTCTTGACCACCAGACCTATTTCAAGGCGATTCGCGTCGAGCAGTCGCACGTCGAAGCTGCCGTTCTCGACCGCATCCTGGCCGCGTGGCTCGATGAAGCCTCGCTTGTGATGGACCTCCCAGGCGGGCCAGACCGACTGGAAGGTTGGCCCCACCAGTGGTTCTGGGACGGGCACGAGCACGTCGATCCCGCGAAGGAAGCGACTGCGCAGGCCACGCGCCTGGCCAATCACACGACGACGCTCGCGTACGAATACGCGCGTCAAGGGCGCGACTGGGAAGAAGCGCTGCACCAGCGCGCGAAGGAAGTCGCGCTGATGAAGGAGCTCGGAATCGTCGCGTTGCCAACACCCGCCAGCGATGTCAGCGGCGATCCTATCAATGAGGAAAGCGAGGTTGCCGATGCCGCGTAGCGCGAAGGAACTGCGACTGGTCAGTCCCGTGGAAGTGACGCTTGAGGCCGGTGATAAGGCCGACGCCAAGCCAGCGCTCGTCCACGTGGCTGCGTACAGCGGCGGGCTCATGAATGTGGCGGGGTTCGGGCCGCTCGTGATTGACGTGGAAGGGATCGATGCGCCCGAGCGTGTGCCGCTTCTGGCGGATCACGAGAATCGCCTGGGCGCTGTCCTGGGCAGCGGCACGCCGACCCGCGCTGAGGGACGGCTTTCGGTCGACGGCACGCTCTCGCGGACCAACGAACTCGCGCTGCGCGTCATTGAACTGCACCGCGAGGGCGTTCCTCTTCAAGCGAGCGTGGGCGCGGAGCCGCTTGAAACCGAGCGCATTGCGAAGGGGCGTCAGGTCGTCGTCAACGGCCGAACCATTCGCGCTGAGGCGAGCAGTTTTTTGCTCGTTCGACGCGCGCGGCTGAAGCACGTCGCGATTGTTCCGAACGGTGCCGACGGTAGTACCAGCGTCAACATCGCGGCCCAAGCCGCACTTCCGAAGGAGAACTTCGACATGGAATTCGCGCAATGGATCGAAGCTCAAGGCTTCGCGGCCGACACGTTGGACGAGAAGCAGACCGCATGCCTTCGTGCGGCTTTCGACGCGTCACGGCAGCCCGCGGGCACCGACAACACGACGCAGGGCAAGGACATCGCCGCGACCGCCGTCGCGAATTTGCGGGCCGAAATGGCCGCCGAGACCAACCGCATCGCGGCCATTCGCAAGCACTGCGCCGGCAAGCACGCGGACATTGAGGCCGAGGCCATTCGGGATGGCTGGAGTGCGGAACGCGCCGAACTGGCGGTGTTGCGTGCGTCGCGTCCGCAGGGACCAGCGATTCATGCGACGACGGACAGCATAACGCCGCGCATCTTGGAAGCGGCGTTCTGCCTGAAAGCGATGCTGAATGTTGAGAATCAGTACGACGCCCAGACGCTGGAACTTGCTGAGCGCTTCAAGAAGCGAAGTTTCGTGTGGTGCGCCGAGCGCATTTGCGCGATGCACGGAAAGACGCTCGATGCGGAGCCTGGAACGACCGAGTGGATTCGCGCAGCGTTTTCGACTAGCGAACTCAGCGGCATCGTCGGCAACGTCGCGAACAAGGCGCTTCAGGCGGCGTTTCAATCCGCCGCGTCGATCGCCGAGCGCATCTCGCGGACGCGTTCGCATTCGAATTTCCACCCGCACACAGTGTACTCGCTCGTGATTGGCGGGGAACTTAAGCCCATTGCTCCCGACGGCGAATTGAAGCATCTGACGCTCGGCGAGGAGTCGCGGACGATCCAAGTCGAAACCCGGGGCGCTCTGCTGACGGTCACTCGCAACGACCTCGTCAACGACCAACTGCAAGCACTGACCGACAACGCCCAGGCGCTTGGCAAAAAGGCCATCAACTCGCGTGAAAAGGTGCTCTTCACACTGTTCAACGCGACGGGCGCGGGTTCGTCGTTCTTCACGACCGCGCGCAAGAACTACTTCGAAGGTGCGGCCACGAACCTCTCGTCGGACAGCCTCGCGACCGCCGTGCGCCTGTTCCGCGACCAGGTGGGGCCCGACGGCGATCCGATCCTGGTCGAGCCGCGCATTTTGCTCGTCCCGACGAATCTGGAAGTGACCGCCAAGGAGTTGATGAACGCGCAATACATCCTGGGGCCGACAAGCGCGAAGACACCCAGCACGAATGTCTGGCAGGGTTCGTTTACGCCCATGGTATCGCCCTGGCTCTCGAATACGACGCTCACCGGCGCGAGCACGACGGCCTGGTATCTGCTCGCCGATCCGCAGGACGTGCCGGTGCTTGAGATCGCTTACCTCAACGGTCAGCAGACGCCGACCGTGGAGTTCTTCGGCCTCGACACCGATCCCAAGGTGCTGGGCGTCACTTGGCGCGTCTATTGGGATTTCGGCGCGGGCCTAGCCGAGTACCGCGCGGGTGTGAAGAGCAAAGGCGCGGCGTAAGCACAGAGCACAAGGAGAACCACTCATGCCACAAGCCACATTTGTTCACGATGGCGACGCGATCGACTATACGCCTGGTTCGGCGGTTGCCGCCGGCGAAGTGATCGTGCAAGGCGACTTGGTCGGCGTTGCGAAGCGTGCGATCGCCGCGAACGTACTCGGGGCGCTCCATGTCACGGGCGTCTTTGACTTCGCCAAGAACACCGGCGTTTCCTACACCATCGGCACCATTCTTTATTGGGACGACACGAACAACGTCGTTACCACGACTGCGTCCGGCAACAAGCAGATCGGCAAGGCGGTGCGCGCGGCCGCGTCGGCTGACACGACCGTTCGAGTTCGCTTGAGCCAGTGAGTAGGAACGCATGGCTGAGCTATCCCTCTATGCCAAGAACTTCGTGCAACAGACGCTCGCCGTGGGTTATGCGGCGGGCTCGGGCACGATCACCGTGCCGGATGGCGCGGCGTGGGGCGATCCGTCACCCTCGCTCGCGATTATCCTCACAGCGTTCAAGGCGAGCGACCTGAACACACCGCGCTTCAACGCGAAGATCACGGGCCGCTCCGGCGATGTTCTGTCGATCGGTGCGATTACCTGGGGGACCGATCAGGACCTCGATCCCGGCGATGTCGTGGTCAACACGCCAGCGGCGGAGTACATCGAGGACGTTGATACCGAACTTGCTGCTAAGTCCGCGATCGGCCACACGCACGACGATCGGTATTACACCGAGGCCGAGGCGGACACGCTGCTCGCGGGCAAGAGCAACGTCGGTCATATTCACGACGAGCGTTATTACACCGAGTCTGAAATCAACGCCGCGCTGTCGGGCAAAAGCGACGTCGGCCACACGCACGATGATCGTTACTACACGGAAAGCGAAGTCGACACCGCGCTGTCAGGAAAGAGCAATGTCGCCCACACGCACATCATCGCCGACGTGTCCGGTCTTCAATCGGCGCTCGACGGCAAGCAACCGCTCGACACAGAACTTACGGCACTCGCCGGTCTGACCAGCGCAGCCGACAAGCTGCCCTATTTCACGGGTTCTGGTGCAGCCGCGACAACGGACCTCACCAGCTTCGCCCGCAGCCTCATCGACGATGCGAACGCCTCGGCCGCTCGAACGACGCTCGATGTCTACGCGACGAGCCAAGTGGACACCGCTCTCGCGGGCAAGGCCGACACCACCCACATCCACGCGGCGTCCGACATTACAAGCGGAACGATCGCGACCGCGCGACTCGGCTCAGGCACCGCGAATGGCTCGACATTCTTGCGTGGGGATCAAACCTGGGCGACCCCGGCAGGTGCCAGCGTCTACTCGATCGACTACCAGCGCTTCACCTCAAGCGGCACCTGGACGAAGCCCGCGAACGCGGTGTGGGTCGACGTGCTTAGCGTGGGGGGCGGTGGTGGTGGCGGATCGGGACGCCGCGACAGCGCCACACCCACCACAGCCGGTGGTGGAGGAGGCGGTGGTGGCGGTGGCGTGTCTTGGCGGCGGTTTCGCGCGAGCGAACTGAGTGCGACCGAGTCGGTGACGATTGGTGCCGGCGGTGCGGGGGGCGCTGCTCAGGCGAGTGATGGTTCGAACGGCAGCGTTGGCGCATCGGGGGGGACCTCGGACTTTGGCGGCAAGGTCAACGCGCCGGGCGGCAATGGCGGGACCGCTGGATCGACGAGCACAGCCAACGGCGGCGCGGGCGGACTCGGCAGCAAAGGCTCCGGAAGCACGGGCGGCGGTGGCTCGGCGACGGGGGGCGGCGTCGCGGCTGGGAATGCCGCCGGTGGTGCCGGCGGGGGCGGCGGTGGGCGCGCTGCCACAGGCGGCAGCGGTGGTGGAAACGGCGGCAAGGCGCTCGACTCTTCGAGCACCGCCGCCGGTGCGAACACCAGTGCGACCGACGAGACCGCGTACTTCGGAATCGGCAACGGCGGTGGTGGCGGAGGCGGAGGCGGCAACAGCGGAGGCAACGGCGCGTTGCCCGGTGGCGGCGGTGGAGGTGGAGGAGGAGGCGGGTCGACTTCCTCGGGCTCCGGCGGAA